TATTAGTAGCAACTGTATCAATCTCAGAAGTGGATTCAGCAAGATCATTAGCAACAGTTTCTATTTCAGATACAGTTTCAGCAAGATCAGAAGCAACAGCAACTACACTAGCAATGTTTGTAGCTACTGAATTAACACTAGCAATATTTGTAGCTACTGTATTTACGTTAGTAACTGCTCCTGCAACTGTAGTTATATTAGAACTTATTGGACCTAATGCTTGTATATGAGTTGTATCCCCTGCAACTGTAGTAACATTAGATGCTATACCTGCTACTGTTGTTACGTTTGCACTAATTCCTGCTACTGTTGTTACATTCCCAGATACTCCTGCAACTGTAGAAATGTTTGCATTATTACTTGCAGCAGTAGTAATCGCATTAGTTGCTGTAGTTCCGTCCTGTATATCAGCTAGTAATGCTATGTCAGCAGACGCAGCAGAAACAGTTTGAACATCCGTAATACTTGGACCTGCTTCTACCGCGCCAGTCGATGCGTTAAAAGCAAGAGTCTTACCTTTACGAGTGTCTACTGTGGGGAGGACAAGTGACACAGCTGCATCAAAATCTGTAAGTTGTAAGGCTCGACTAGCTTTATCTTCGAGGTCAGCAGCAATACCAACAATTCTATCTAACTCTGTATTCAAAGCTACAATATTAAATGCACCGGAAACAGGAAAATCAGTTGTTCTTTCTAAGGCAATATCACGGGTAATAACAACAGTAGACCCACCAGTGATACCTGTGACAGAAATAGAAACAGTACCAGTAGAACCATCGCCACCCGAAACAGTGTAGTGAGTAGTAATTGTTTTGAGTGTCCCATCTACAAAAACATTAAGATCTGCATTATCAAAAAATTCAAATGGTACTGCAAAACTTGTTTGTGTTGCCCCCTGTGCTACTGCATAAGAAATACGTGGCGAATTGTCTGCAATGTTAATTGTCATAGTAAATCCTCATTTGTGTGCAGAATATAAATCAATTGGAAAAGCTGCAACGCACAAAAAGCAATTCTATCCGCACAATTAAAATCTACCTATTCCTATAGATCCTACGTTGTCGTCTACAGCCCTAGTCAAATTGTTAGTAAAACCTTTTAACCAAAACAATTGAGCAAAGGGGAGGACTCTACCCAAATCTTTTGTTCCTTCACCAATGTTACCAGTTAAAAGATTTTGAAAACCTCTGTAATAATCCAATCCAACAGACGTTCCTGCACCTGTTAAGCCAGTAACAGCATCAGCTATGTTTGGTTCTTGTGGGTATTTAGCAGCAAGAAGACCATTAGTTATGTTGGGACCGCCAAGAGCAAGAGAAGTAGCCATAGAAGTATAGAACAAATCACTGTAAAGAGGGGCTAAACCAGAGTAATCAAATGCTCTAGCAAACTGATCTTGAAAACTTAAGTCTACATAATCAGGTGTTCTTATTTGCAAGACCATATAACCCAATCCAAGAGCAGCAGCACTCCCAATAAACTGACTTTTTATTTGACCATGAGCAAAAGCACCCATTGTCTTATTAACAGCAGCAAGACTATAACTATAAAACTGAAATGGTAAGCCAAGCAATCCGCTCTCAATTCTAGCGTAACCCCTATACTTAGAGTCTTCCTTCATACCAAATTTTCTAGCAACGTGCATAGGAATATAAGCAATACCATCTGTAATAATTGGTTTGTCAGCAGGAGTGCCCATTAGAATAGTGTTAGCAACGCCAGATCCTAAAGCATTTCTAAATCTGTTTTGAGCAAGCTCATCTGTCCACTTATCTGAGTTTGCTAAATACAAACCAGACTGACCTTTTTCCCACTGACCATTTTGTTTAGCAATTCTATTTGCAATAGGAGCATCAATTAAATATCTTGCTAGATACTCTTGCTCCATCTTTGTTGCTTTGCCTTCAGAAAGCCGAACAGAGTAATCAATCAAAGTATGACTGCGCATCATAGCGTCAAAGTCTTTAAATATTCTTGTAAGCGGAGCTAAACCATTAAGTAAATAAAATGCGTTTTTAGATTTATCAAAGATGTTTGATCGAAGAGGATTGTTTCCTAAATCATCTACTAGTCTTAAATGCACACTACCAAAAAGTATTTCTAAAGCTTCTCCTGCTATTCTTGCTTCTTTGCCACCAAGTTTAATTTGGCTATCTTGCATAACACCAAACAAACCTCTCATGCTTTTACCAAGACCATGCTCCATAATTATTTTTGCAGGTTCAGTAAGTGTAGCTATTCCTGCCGAACCTAAATAACCAAGTTGTGCGGCTGTTCTTAATACTTCAGCAGTTTTGTAATCCCAAGAACTAGGGTCTCTATGTATAACAGTTCCTGCTATTCTTTCATAAAGATGCCTTTGATCTTTTAGTACAGCGTTTCTTTTTTTCTCTTTTACTCCTGCATCTATTAGATCTAGTTCTTGATCGTCTAACAATTCATCAATAGATCGACCACCAAACTGCTTAGAAAACTCATACCTAGATCCAGTTCTTGTAGTGTAAGCTCTCATTACTTGAATAGGATTAGTGTGTATAAACTCTAATACTTCTGAGTTTGGTATATCAATCATTCGATGTTTAAAATGTTTTGATTTGCCCATGCCAAAAAACGCTTGGTCAAAATCTAAAGGATCACCGTTGTTTATAATCCTATCAGTAATGTTTTTAACTCTAGCATTTACATCGCTTGTTCTTGTAGACAGTGCAAAAGTTTCAACACCTTCTTTTGTCATTCTTTCTATTTCAGCAGGATTGTCCTTAAACCATCTAGCCAAAACAGTTTCAAACTTATCTCTGTTTTTCTTGATATAATCTCTATCCCAATATCTAGGTCTAAATATAGATTCGTTTCTTGGGTTTACCTTTGGTTCTGGCCCTGCTTCATCAAGAATAGATTGGTGCATTTCCATTGTTTGTTTTTGTCTTGCAATAGATCTTTTTATTGAAGCTGTTGCATCTTTACTTTTTGCTTTAGCAAGTTTCTTTTCAAGTAAATCAATTTTATTTTGACGTTTCTTAATGTCAGTTTTGTAAAAAGAGTTACTACCAATCATGCCCTCTTCTCGTAATCGAATCTCCCAATCATCATAAAATTTATTAAGAGCAGACATTGCTCTTGACTCAAACGCATCAGAAGCCTTTTCCCCTTTAATTATTTTGGAGTCTACTCTTTCTATCCAAGATTCAAAATCTGACCTTTTGTGCAAATAGTCTAAAGGTTTTATTGTACCTTTGCCTGTTGATTCGCCCCATATATGAACAAGATCATCATAGACCTTAACCATCTCACCATCTAATAACTTAGCGTTCTGATGGACAGAAGGTCTTAAAGCTTTACCTGCTTTATTTGCAGCAAGCAGTATTCCAGAATCATTTGCTATCTCTAATGTTGTAAGCTTTACGCTGTCAGGAATATTTTTATCTTGAAGTATTCTTTTCATTGGAGTTGTTACAGACTTGTAAAGCCATGAGTTCGTAAAAATACTATCAGCAATGTTTAAATCTGTAGTTGCTGTAGAAGGATCTCCAACAGTATCGAAGTCAGATAACTTTTGATTCTTGTCAAAGCCTTCATCTACAATTGTAGGTTTGTATGTAGGATCAATAGACTGTCTAAGGTTGTTTATTTCTATTTCTGCTTCTCTAGTTGCTCTTGCTCTTCTAGTTACAGGTATAGAAATCAAACCTTGAAGAGCAGCACCAAAAACAAAAGCACTACCAACATTTATAGCAGCCTCTTGTTTTGTAGCTAAAGGATCAAATGGATATCGTATTGATTCTTGTGCAGCAACAACACCACCAGTCGCAGCTCCAGTTTTAAATGCTTTATAAGCAAGACTACCACCTTTTATAAAAGGAAGTGGTACATAGTTGATAACATCAAAAAACTCTGCGCCCATTTGCATACCCAAAGAAGCGTTTCCGTAAACATCTCTTCGGTCAATATTATCTCTTAGATCTTTTTCTAGTTGCCTTAGATGTTCCATGTTACTTGCTTTAGCAAGCTCAACAGAATACATTTTTAAATCATCAGAAATATTATCAACTGGACTAAAACCTTCCTCTACTTCAGGACTCCATCCAAATTTATTTACTTCCCTTACTTTGTCAATTACATGATCGTATCTCATTCCAAGCATAGCCCCTACTACTTCCATAAACTCAGGGCTTTCTTGTTCATCTATTGGTCTGTCAGGCAGATATTCAATAACAGGTTTTGTTGTTAAGGCATTTTTCATTACCTGTTATCCCAACCATAAAATTTAACTATAGGAAGTCGCCTAAGTATACTATCTTCTGGTATAAATGGTTTGCCACCATCTTCTCTTGCTTTTCTTTCTGTTTCCCTTGCTTCAGCTTGTACTGATCTTAGCAATTGATTGTATTTATTTTTTGCAAATGTTTCAGTCATACTTGTATCAAACAGAGGCCATGTAAGCTCAGAAGAACCAAATTCATCAAGTGGCCTATCATAAATTAATGGTCTTATTTCATTGTTTTCATCTTTAAAATAAGCATAAAACTGAGGAACATCTCCACCGTCAAACGGTACAAGAAATACTTCTTTTGTTTGTCCTGTTACTATTTCTTTTTTTGTTTTTCTTATACTACCTTTTAGTTTTATCTCACCTGTTTCAATATAAAAAATATCTTGTGGTTCTCCTAGCCTAAACTCTCTGGGCAACTGTTGATTTATTAATTTAATAAATTCAGCTTTTTCTTCTGGGTCTGGAAAAACAATATCTAATGCCATTTTAGATAAACTTTTACCACGTTCAAAAGGAGCATTAGGATCTATTACATGTTCAGATGGTTTGTAATTTCTGTCAACATAACCTTTTAATTCTGTAATTATCTCTTCTGATTCTTTGCCCATCCTTGCATACATTTCTGCAATAGGAGCTAACTCAGCAACTACATTTATATCACTTGTTATTTTTTCTCTAACAAATTCATTTGGCTTCCCATCTGCAAAAACTCTTTTAACATTTTCAGCAGCAGCAGGAGAATCTTCTTGTTGTTTTATTTCTGCAAGTATTTCATTTGCTGTTTTACTATCACCAAAAAAGTTTTTTCGTACAACTACTTCTCTAAGAAGAGCTTCATTTTTACTAAAAATATCTCCAAATCTATTAACAGGACCAACAGGGCTTTCGTCATTTAATAATTGTTCAGCATGTTGGAGCAATACATCATGGTCGACTTCTGGTGCAGTGCCATTTAAAAAATTGTTAAGACCAGATATTAAACTTTCTGGCATTGTAATTCTAGCTAGTGGATAAAATGCAGGTGTTAAAGATTTTGGATCAGCAGCAGAAGAAATGCCAAGACGATCTGACATGACTGTATCCATATCTTCTCTATGCTCTTGAGTCTTTTTTGTATTTCCTGCTTTAAGAACTTCTTTTCTTAGCTGTATTTCCTCATCTCTTTTTTTCTTTTCATCTTTGCGTTCTTGTTCAGCAGTTCGTATATCAGTTTCTCTTTTTTCAATAGTTCTTATTATTTCTTTTTTGCCTTCTGGAAAACTACGAATTAGCTCTGTGAGCTCCTCTGCTATTTGTTTGTTGTTTCTACTTAAATTTTGTATTGCAGGATCATCATTTTTACCATCACTTTGAATAAGTAAACTCATTGCATTAAGATCTTGAGAGCTTGCATTTTGAGTATTATTTATTAATCCCTCTGCACCTGCTAATTTAACTCCATTTATAATATTATCTTTTTCAGAATCGTTTAAAATATTGTTAGGTGTACGAATAATTTTAGCACCAAACTCTTCTAATTCTTTTCTTGTTAATGAACTAGATCTTGCAGCTTGAGCAATGCTATTCCCCTCATCCTGCAAAACTTTTTTTGCAATATAGTTATTTACATTTTCTCTAGCTGTATTTTTTACTTCGCTCAAAAAGTTTGTAACAGTATTTGTTTGATTAGAGTCATATAATCCAGACGCTTTAATTTTTCTTACTACTTCTCTTTGGAAAGATGTTAGGTTTTGAATACCATCATTATCAGGAGATATGATTGCTAGTCTTAAATCATCAACTTTACCATCTCTTGCTGCAATAGCTAAATAGTTTCTAAGCTCTTCTGCCTTGATGTCTGAAATAATACCTGCGTCAACCTTAACGTTATTATCTAAGTATTGGTTAAATTTTGCATCTAAACCTTGAAGTTTATTTAGTGATTTATTTATAGCAGTATTTAATGTTACAAGAGATTGAGTATTTGATTCAAGTTTGCCATGATCATCATAAGCAGAACTCAGGTTATAATATGTTCCTGCACTAAAACTACCAATATTAGTTTCTACTAATAATTTGAATTGATCGTAGTCAAGAGAAGCATCATCTTGTTGATCTTCAATTCTATCTTCTTCCAAGTCAAGTATTCGTTGACGTTCAGCAAGTTCAGCATTTTCTGCGCTGCGATAATCACTAGAAAGTCTTTCTGCATATGCCATTACATTATCTAAATCTTCGGAAGGCAAGTCTTTTGTAAATTGCAAAACATCATTTAAATCATCAAAGTATTCATTATTAAGATTTGTTGTTACTTTACCATCAGTTCTTATAGCTAACTCAAATTGAGTTCTCTGATAGTCGTTCATCATAAACTTAGGATAAAGTCCTTCTATTTTACCAAACACATAGGCAACTTGCAGTTCAACACCGTGTCTTTTGCCAGTACCTTCTTCTAATAAGAATGCTTTTTCACCATCTTCATTCTTAGCAACTCTTGCTTCTATAAACGCTTTTAGTTTTTCAGAATTTTGATTTGTTTTACCAAATTCATAAGCTGTTTTTTTATCATCTTTATTTGATAAAAGAATATGTTCACCAAGCTTTGTTCTTTGTCTACTAGCATTTAACTTACCTAAAGACAGTTCTGTTTTAGCAAGCTCTAATGCTCCCTGTTGTTCTATATAATTTGTGTAAATAGTTGGCTTGCCGTTTTGTTCGGTACTAAACGCCATGTTTTTAAGGTATTCATTTAAAGCACCAGTAACCTTACCAACGTTATCAGGGTCGTCTTGATACTTTAGGACAAGTTCATTTGTTTTTCTTTGTATATCAATTGATACTTCGTTCTGATACCTGTCCAGTATTACTCTTTGGAAAGCTTGTCCTGCTGTTCTTCCTAGAAAGCCTTCCCCATTCAGTTCATTTAATACTTCTGGTTTTCCAGTTAAGGGATTAATATTAACAATAGACTTTGAGTCAGCTTGAAACGCTAGTTCTGTACCTTCTTTAGTCGCTTGAGCACCCATTTCTTTAATAGATGCTTGAACAATTTGGTTGGCTGCTCGACCAATACCACTATACTTTTCTACACCGCCAGTATTTACAGCCCTAACACCAACAGGTCCAACTGAACTACTCCCTAATCTTTCTCTTATTACTGGCATTAGGCTACGTCCTTATTACTTTTAAATATATTGCTAAAAGACGGAGGCATATTAATAGCCATGTCAGCTAAATTAGTTAAGAAGTTAGCATTAGATGTAGCCCTCATTCCTGCTGCTGCATTTTGACCATATGTATAAGATGTTGCGGCTTGGGCTGCATACTTTGCCTCAAGAAGTCCAGATTGTCTTTCTATATTACCAATGTCTTCCCCCATTATCTCTCTGTTTTTCTTAAGGTAAGCATCTACAGATCTTTGAGATGAGGCAATTTTTGCACTAAAAAAAGCAGTGTTTTGTTTTTCAGCTTCTAGTGCTTCATTTACTCTTCTATTACTTGCGTCTATAGCTTGAGCTTTGGCTAAAAATAATTCAGCAACATACTGACGAGCCTCAAGCTGACCAACTTTCTTTCTTTCTTCCGCAGCTTTTTTCTCTGCACTTCTTTGTTTTAAAGTACCTACAACACTTAAACCTGCTGCTATTAAGGGTAACATCAGAAAGATACCTCCGCGACTAAACCGTTAACTTGTATAAACATAGGTGCAGTTTGAGTTACTGTAATCTGAGGATCTTTATTATATCCCAATAAATAGAACTCCCTTTTCCCTGTGACCGCTTGCCTTGGTTGGCTAAAGTCATTGTTTACTTTTCTTATAATTAATTTTTTGTTGTTTACTGATACGGATAATGTTTCAGACATATCAAGTATAACCCTACTTAAACTTCTAGGCTGCCCTGTTTCTGGGCCGATTGCAGTATTAACATCTATAGGATTAGTCTTCAACTCTACATCAAAACCAAAACCTACCTGACAGCTTGTGAGAGAAGCGTCTACAGACGAAACGTTAATCTGACCACCAGACACAGTAAACTTACCTAAGTAGTCTGTAGAGCTTATTACATCAACCTCTGCCCCGTTCTCAAAAAAGTTTGATACAGTGAAAACTCCTGCCGTACCAGTATATGTGTTTCCAAGATCTAAACTTACATTCTGGTTTAATTCAGTAAACACAAAGCTTTTTGCTCCTGAGCCTAGATTTGTTTTAATAACAGCAAAGACACGATTACCAATAGCAGTAACAGAATGAAATGACCCATTAGTTTCAAACCTTGTCCATCCTGCAACTCCCTCAATACGATTTAGATTGTAGACAGCAATTTCTCCTGTGAAGTTCTGAGCAAACACAAATGATTCAGCAGTGTTTACAGCACCACTAATAACACACATCTGAACAGGATCGCTTATCAAATGAGAAGAAAGCAATGAAATAGGATCAGCCTTATAAGCTTGCTCACTATCATCAAACACAAACTGACGTATCATCTTGCCACCAATCTGACTAAAGATAGTAGCACCATAGAAAGGCTGCGGCCTTACAAATGTAGAACCGAAAGCAGTCTGTCTTTTTACCCTAGCATTTGTAGGCGTAATAGGTTGATTCTCAAATGTAGGAATAAAAAACTCAGAACCTGCCGTGAAAATATGTATGTCTCTGTTGGAAACAAAGTGGCGTATCGTAGCCACCTCGCCAATACTCATTACAAGTTCTAGCGAATCATCATCAGCAGCATCACCAATATCAAAGTTATAATACAACCCAGACTTACTAGCCCACACAGTATCAGGTTGTGCAAGCGTACCACCAAACCATAACCTGTTTTCATGGAAGCCAACAGCAGCAGGATAACCACGCAATGAAGAATATGATTGCTCCATCCATTGCTGTGTAGGTGCATGAGTTACTACTTGTATATTACCACCGCCATCTTCAGTAGTATTAGCAGCCGACCCTGCCGTAATAGTGTATCTGTTTTCGTCAATTACTTTTTGTATTGATCTTGAACCATTTATCTGTGAAGCATTTACACCACCGACAGCAGATGCATTTCTTATAGTAATGCTATCGCTTGCACTCATGCCATGATTTACATGCGTAATCTCTACTGTAGTAGAGCCATCAATAGTTCTTAAAGCGTTTGGAATTAACTCTACAAATAATTCATCAACTACATTTCCTGTTGCTTGAGTAGCAGACTGAACAGAAGTAATTAGTATCTCAGCATCATGGTAAAGCAAAGTAAGACCAACATGCTTAGAGCTAGCGTAATTACCACCAGACTGACTTCCTGTTGTATCAAAGTATGCTGCGCTTGTTGTAACAGTAATACCAGTTCCAGTAGTCGCAGAAGGATCTAGTGTAACACCAGTTGCATGAAAAGGATAATATGGTTGATAAGTCTTAGCATTTCCTGCTTGAAGCTGAAAAGTAAACTGCTCTACTTGAAAACTATTGAGTCCAGTTCTTACTATTTGCTGACACATAAATGTATTGTGGCTAACAAAAAGAATATCACCACCTTGAGCGTATGTCATTTCATGTAGATATTCTTGATCCCATTGAAGTGCTGCACTATTAATATCTTGAGTTAATGTCGTTGCTAAACTCAATGCACCAGTAGTCGGATTGATAAAAAATATCTCACACTTTTGATGCGAGAACGCTATTACATATTGCTCATCATCTGAGAATATAAAAGGTATAAGCCTTACTTGCTGACGTATAGCAGTGTTTTCTGTAACACCAGTAAAATCATGCAGGGCTTGAAAGCCACCACGTTTAGCTACACCACCTTCAGTTCTTATAAAAAAGTTCTTAACGCTCTGAGCAGACGAGTTGTAAATAGCAGAATCCGTCCTTGAAACCAAAGACGGACTAATCTCTCCATACTGAAAGTTTGTAATCGGTATTCGTGCTTTTTGCATTAGCTGCGCCTATTTGTAATAAACCTCGATGTTGTAACTTTTCTCGTTGTTTGTTGTTGTGAATCTGTAGATCTAGCCTTTGCTAAAAGTCTTGTATACTGACTTTCCATCAAACCTGCTAAAGATGGATCTCTTATTAAAGCAGTAGCAAAGACAACAGCCATTGCGTATTCTACACATACAGAAAAATAAGAAGGCCAATCAACCTCACTAGCTCTATAAGTAAAGTCTACTACTAATTCATCTGTTGGAGAAGCATCACAGAATATTTTATTTCCATAAATATTATACTCTATTTGTAAATCTCTTACAGTTACAGCGTGAACAAATAGATAGTCAGGAAGTTGATATGCCGCTTCAAACCTTCCAGTAGGAGCGTCAGTTAATCTATTTAATACAGCTTGGTTAGCTGAGAATCTCCATCTGGTAGATGTAAGATTTGTTCTCGCAATATCTTCATACATATTACCTGCAATTAATGCTTCAGTAGTGTCATCATCAAAAGAAGTAATAGGCTCTGCACCAACTAAGATGAGAGCACGACTGCATATGTCAATTGCACTATTTGCCGGTGAACTAATTGCCATAATATATCCTAAGTAAAGTGGGGGCCGAAGCCCCCAACTATTTAGTCACCATCAGTTTCCGCAACAGCAG